GCCAGGTATGCCTCAAGGTATGCCAGGTATGCCTCAAGGTATGCCAGGTATGCAAGGAGGTGCTTCACAAAAATCAGTACAAAATAAAAAAGATTCTTTTTTCTGTTAAAGGGAGGTGGTTCTAAAGTAATCCCTAAATATATTTTTCCAAAAAATAACCCTTTCAAGAAAAATGTAAATAAATATATAGATAATAAAACAGAAATCAATAATGAAAATAAACCTCAAACTACTTTTACAAAGGGTAATTCAAAAAATATCTATAATAATCAAGAATATAAATATAATACTAACGAAGGTAGTTTTATAAAAAAAAAACAGAATTATAATAAAAATTACAAATCAAAACTACCACAAAAATTAGTTGATTTACAAGTTTATCAACAAAATCCCAGTAAAAATATAAGACAACCAAAACCAGATATATCAGTTTATGGACCAATTAATACTGGTTATAATGCACCCTTCGCATATGGATCTTATGGAGGATTCCAATATCCTCTAGCTAAACCTATAAATCCAAATATAGTTAAACAATATATTATTGATAACTCCGGATTAGGAAGTAAAGAAATTGATACTCTTTATCAAGAAGAACTTCCAAATAGTCTAAGAAATTTAAGAACAATAGATGAAAGAACTGCATTTTCACATTTTCTAAAGTCAAAAATAATAAAAAAAGATGGTAATTTAATAAAATTATATGGTGACGGAGATACATTATTAAGTCATGTAAAACCTGTTCAAATAAATCCAGAAGATTATGGTTATGAGAAAGGGGATAAAAATGATAATTTAACTATTTATCAATCATGTTATCCAATTCAATATGACAATAAATATCATAATATTGAATGTTCATATAAATCATCTGGAATAAATATGAGATTTTACAAATATGAATTTCAAGATACAAATTTAGATGAGGATGCAAAAATTATTAATGACAATGCCGAAAAAATTAAAAATTTATTTGATAAATTTAGTGAAGATAAAGAAAAAAAATACGAACAAATTTTAGATAAAGTAAAAGAAATAAATTCATTACAAATAAAAAATAAAGATTCTAAAAAAGTTGATGACGAAATTAATGCTATGGAATGGATTAAAGAAAATATTTTAAAAACAAAAGAATGTCCTCATTTTAATATGATTTATGGATACTTAGAAACAAAAGGTAAGAGTTTAGAAGATTATAACAACGGAGTTAAAAATAAATTTGATATTAAAAAGAATATTAAAATTGTTTTTACTGAAGGTCCAGAATACTGTTTAAAGAAATGGAGCGTCGCTTCGTATGAAGATAATGGAGTAGTAAAAGTTGCAATTAAACATGGAGTATTTGATAAATTTATTTGGAAAAATATTTTATTTCAAATAATAATGTTATTGGTTACTTTATATAACAATAGAAAATTACAATTTAATATTACATGTGATAATTTATTTGTAAAAAATATTAAAAGAGGAGGTTATTGGGTTTATAATATAGGTGGTGAATCATTGTCTTTTTATCTTCCAAATCTAGGATTTTTAGTAATGGCTAATAGTAACTTTAATGAAGATAAAGAAAACATGGAAATTACAAATGATGATCAAAATTCATGGGAAAATTCATCTATAGATATCTTACAAGGATTAATAGAAGACTTTGATAGTATACCAGAAGAATTAAAAGATGAGCTTAAGACCATTAAAAAAATTTTTGAAACTCGTACTAATACTAATGTTGTTAAAGATTTAATAGAAAAATCAAAAATAATAATAAGATCATTTTTAAATAATAGAATAGGTGATTCTTTGAATTTTAAGGAATCTGATGAATCTAATTATGTTGATAAATCAGATATTTTTAAAATAGGAGAGTTAGCAGTAATGATAAAACCAGATACTACAAAACAATTTGTATTATATATGGGACAAGATGAATCTACTAGAAATAATAAAATTATAGAAAAAAAAGATGGTGAAATTACAAATACTATTAATGAATTGAAAAAATATAAACAAAATATAATAAGACAAAAATATAATAAAAAAATAAATTATGATAAAAAATATTTATTGGATACATATAAAATTAAATATATTGAAGATGATGAATTAGATTTTGAAGGGGGTAAAGATGATATAATAGAAGAAGATGATGGTGAAACAAAAGAAGAAGATGACGGTATGGATGGTGGTAACTCAGATGAAATAGTTTTAAATGATAAAGATTCTGATGAAATATTAGATTTATAAGTAGTTTATTAATATTTTTTTTTTTATATTATTTATTTTAATAATGGATAATATAAAACATTTTTTTTTTAGTGAAATAGGAATAATATATTATAAAATATTTATGACAGACAATAATAATAAAAATATAAGAAATTATATAATGCATTCAGAAAATTATATTAATAATGAAAATATGAAAAATAATGATATACATTATGAATTTACTAATTTTATTATAAATACTGCATTATATCATAAAAAATTAGATAATTCTATAGAATGTACTGAATTTTTTAAATTATTAAGAATTAAATTAAAAGATAAATTTAACTTAATATTTAACAAAGAGTCAAATAATATTATAATTGAAAATATAGATTTAATTAATATTAAAGAAGAATTTCCAAAAAAAAAAACTAATTTATTACAAGAAATATTATTAAATATTATTTTATATTTTATTTATCTTCTAAATAAAAATAGTATTAATTATAATTACATTAATATTTTAAATTCAAACAATATAGTTGAGGATCTTTTTAATAATAAAAATGATTTAATCCAAATAGAAAATAAAATAAGCATAATTACTATTCAAATAATGGAATTAATAAATAATTTATTTGAGGAAAATGATAATAAATATATATATATTAAACTTGATAAGAGAAAAAGACAAAAAATTAAGAAAAAAATAAGTAATATATTTTTTAATTTTATAAAATCAAAAGTATATAATGTTATAAATTTACTAAAAGAAAATAAATATTATAAAAATATACATATTACGTTAAAATTAAAAAATATAATAAATGAATTAATTTTATCAGATAAAAATTTGATAAATATTGAAGAATCAAATGATGAATTAATTAATCTGGTAATTGATATAATAAAAAGGAAAATAAAAAAAAATAATTATTATGAAAATATTAATTCTAATAAATATAGCGAAACTTTTTATGAAAATATATTTATAAAAAATGAAAATTTAAATTTTGAAGAAAGATTTTTTTTTGATAAATATATTACAATCATTAATAATGAATATTATAATAAAAATTTAAATAATAAAAATAATAAAATTTTAAATTTCAGAATAAATTTAAATAAATGTAAAATTGGTAATATAAATAATTATTTTACAGATTCAATTCCTTTATTAAATAAAAATGACTTGGGTATATGGTATACTAGTTATGATAATAAATTATTATACATAGAAAAAAAAGAAATAAATGAAAATTTTTTTAAAGAATTGTATCAAGAAATATATTTTTATAAAAATAAAGATGATGAAATATATGAAATTAATATTAATAATATTACATTAAAAATAGATAATACAATAAAAAAAAAAAAATTACTAAATATTGATCTAAATAATATTATAAAAAAAAATTTACTTATTATAAATAATACTGATTATAGAAGTGATTTTATTTTAAACGATGAAAATAATAATGAAATAGTTAAAAATAATAATATATTTGATTTATTATTTAATTCTAATATTGATAAATTAATTGATTATGAATTTAAAAATAATGAATTTAAATTAGAAAACATACATCCAGTCATAGCTTATAGATTATTAAATAATTTAGGATTTCGAATTATCTCAGATTATAAAGATACTTTTATAGAAAATATCGATACTTGGAATGAAAATATAAAAGAAAAAAATAACTTGCAAGAGTTAATATTACTTAATAATAATTTATCAGATTATATAAATTTTGTTATTGATTATGTTAACAACCATAAAAATATATTCAAAAATAAGTATATTAAAAATAATATTATTTTTTTAAAGGAAATAAGAAAATATAAACAAGAAAAAATATTAAAAAATAATAATAAAAATAAAATTTTTGATGATAAAAACTTATTATTGATACTAAAAGATAATATTTATACTAATATTCATATTTTAAGTGATAAAATAAAAAATAACAGTTCATCATTAGATAGTTCTTCAATAAATAATTTTTATAATACTAATTTATCATTCGAAAATATGATAAATTATAATAGTAATAATATTTACAATTATAGATTCTTTAAAGAAAAAATAAATGGTAAATTTAAAAAAATGATTACATTAAGTATACGAATACCTTTAGATTTAAAATCAAATATTACTAAAATAATAAAAATTTTAAGAAATGATGAAAAAGAATTATTAATAATTTATAATTTAATTCATGAATATTTTTTATTAATAGATCTGTTTAGTAATTATAATAATGAACTTTTATCAAAAGATAAATTAAATGAATTATTAATAAGACAAAATAATATACTAATGAATTATTATAAAAACCAAATATTAGTTATAGAACAAATAGAAAAATTAGAAAATATTATAAATTCAAATAAAAATAAAATACGCTTATAGACATATAATTATATAATATAATTATATAGTCTATAATAAATATGCCTGGTGGTCTAATACAAGTTTCAAAATATGGTTCCAAAAATTTATTTTTAACTGGAAATCCTGAAATAACTTTTTTTAAAGGTGTTTATAAAAGATATACTAATTTTGCAATAGAAACAAAAAATATCAGCTTTAATAATGGTATAAACTTTGATCAAATAAGTTCTATAGAGATACCTCCAAATGGAGATTTACTTTATAAAATGTATATAGAATTAAATTTACCAGAAATAGATATAGATAATTTTATAACTGAAAATCAAGATATTGGTAGTGATTATGATACATATATAAAAAAATATAATGCAATTAAAAGGTTTATTAAGTTAAATTTGACTGCATATAGAAATGCTTATAATCAATTTCTACCTGAAAATATAATTACAAGTGAAACAATTTTACAAGAAATTAATAATGTTTTTGAAAATGAAGAGCTTTATAAAAATCCTATTTTTACCCAAGAAGATCCTTATGTATATTCTTATACTGATAATGATAATAATCTTATTTATGAAAATGTATTTTTTGATACAAATGAAGAAGAGGTTTTATTTTTATTAAAAGAACAATATTATTTAATATGGATTAACAATAATGTAAATAATTATATAAATGATCCAGATAATGTATTAGATGGAGAAGATTTGCAACAAGCTGATATTGATGCTGAAAATTATGCAACACATGAATCAAATAGAATTTTAGATTCATGTAATATATTAAAATCTATTGAAAATTTTGATAGCGTCGATAGTAAATTTGAAGTTATGAGTAGTTTAGAAGAAATAATACTTAATATTCAAGAATTAGATAAATTTTGGGCAGATATATTAAAAGATAAAAAAAAAGAATTAGAAGAAATTACAAATAATAAAATAAAATTTTCATGGGTAGACAATTTAGGTACTTCTTTAATTGATTATGTTGAAATAGAAATAAATGGAATGGTACTAGATAGACAATATGGTATGTGGTTAGATATTTGGAATGAATTAACGTTAGATAAGAAAAAAATTCCAACTTATAATAAAATGAATGGTAATGTTAGTGAATTAACTACTTTTGATAAAAATAAAAAACCATCTTATAATCTAATAATTCCACTTAATTTTTGGTTTAATAAAACAAATGGTGTTGCATTTCCTTTAGTTTCTTTAAGAGATCAAACAATTAAATTAAATGTTAGATTTAGAAAATTTAGTGAAGTATCTTATATGGACAATGATGCAATAATAAAATTTAAATATTCAGATAATCCAAATTTTACTCTAGATGATCTAGTAAATGAAGATATTATTAAATTAGAAGGGAGCGTTAATTGTGATTATATATATTTAGATGAAAATGAAAGAATATTATTCGCACAATCTACACATGATTATTTAATTGAACAAATAAATCTAGAGATATTTAAAAAAATAGATGAAAAAAATTTAATGGTTAACTTAGAATTTACTGATCCTATCAAGGAGTTGGTGTGGATTCTTCAAGATGATAGATATATTACTAAAATTAATGATAGTACAAAATTAGAATGGAATAAATATGAAATTAATGGACAAAATCCAATTAATAAAAGTGAACTATTATTTAATGATTGGACAAGAACTATGAATATGGATTATAAATATTATAATTATATGCAACCTTTATTATATCATAATAAAACACCTAAAAAAGGAATAAATGTATATTCTTTCTCATTAAAACCAGAAGAATATCAACCATCTGGACATTGTAGTATTAAATATATAACTGATAAAAGAATGAAGTTCGAAATAAATGAAGATGTATTTTTAGACAATAATAAATCAAGTTTATTTATTTTTGCTATAAGCTATAATGTTTTAAGAATAGAAAATGGAACTGCTAATTTAATATTTGTATAAAAAATTAAATTTTAAATAATTTTTTTAATTAAATAATATTTAAAAAAAATATTATTTAATTAATTAATAGTATAAGTATAATGAAGGCCGGAATATTACAATTAATTGCTAAAGGGTCTCAAGATTTAATTATAACAAAACAACCACAAATAAGTTTTTTTAAAACAGTTTATCGTAGACATAGTAACTTTTCAAAATCAGAAATAAACTTAAAACCAACTTCCAAAGTAAATTTTGGAAAGAAAAGTTTATTTAACATAGGTAAGTACGGTGATTTAGTTCATGACATGATTTTACAAATAGATATTCCTAAAATTGATATGAAATATAAACAATTAACTTATATAATGTTAGTGGACTTATTAAATGAATTTGACATACCAACATCTGTAATAACTGATGGAATAATAGTTGATACTGATTTTGAAACATATCAAGAATATTTAGATAATAAAGAAGAAGAATATGAAGATATTCTAAATAGTAATAATATTATAAGTGAAAGTGATCTTGAAGATATAATTGATAGAATAGATGAGTATGTTGATAAATTAAAAAACAAAAATGAATTATTACTAAATATTCTTAATAATATAGATACATATAAAACAGATTTTAATAATACAAATGTTGATGATAATTATTATGATGAATATATTTTAGATAATATTTATGGGTCATATGATGAAATGAAAATATTTTATAATTTTATTTGTTCTTATCTAAAAGATTCTGAATTTAAAGAAACTGAGAAAGAAGAAATATATAATTTAGATATGTTAATAAAAAGGTTATATAATTTATATTTTACTGAAATAACAACTGATAGTAAAATAAATAATAATGGAGATGAAATAGGCGTTTTATTTCAGTCATTTATTTTAATTGATATATTAGGTTCAAATGATTTTAATATTTATTTTAATAAGATAGAAAATAAAACAAATGTATTTTTATATGACTTTCTATTAGAAACAATCTCTAATATTTATAAAAATTCAGCTCAAGCTATAAAAAATCAATTAATGGTTCAATATCCTTTAACACCTGATGAAGATTATAGTATAGAAAAAACAGAAATATACTTTTATATGATAGATTTTTTAGATAAAAACACAAGATTTATTATTAGAAATGAATTAGATATTAATATAATAATTAGAAAATTAATTGATACATGTATTTGGAATTTTTATGATAGTTTTAATATATTTTATAATATTTATGCTAGTCTAAAAGAAGATTTCACACATATATATTTTAATATAAATGGAACTAATTATAATAGTTATTATCTTTATAATGATTTTGTTAATGATAAATTTATAAATACTAAAATAACTATCCCTTATGAAAAAAAAATAGATTATTTTCAAAAAAAAATAAGTGAAGAATTATCAAACATATTTCCTATAGAATCAAAATTATCAATAAATTCAAATCCAAGTACAGTTAAATTATATTATAGAGAATATATTAAAGATAAAATTAAAGAGTATCATTTAACTAATGAATTAAATCTTAATAATAAAAAAAATTCAGTTAATTTAAATAAATCATTTTTAAATTATTTTAATAATAAAGAATTACTGGAATTAATTAATATAAAATTAAGTGATCATTTAATAAATATACCAGATTATGATTATGATTATTTAAATAATTTATTTAATAATTGTTTTGTAATAGATCTTTTTATTATAGGATTAGTAGAAAACCTATACGAAACACTTATTAATTCTATTGAACATAAATTTGATGACATAAATATTATAGATTTTTTTAAAAATGGATTGTTAGACATTAAAAATGAATTAAATTTAAAATTAAATGATTTAGAAAATAATTATATTAATTCAGTTATTAGTATTGATGATATCTTAAATATACAAAAAACATATGAAGATAAAATGAAAGAAAATGATGAATGTATTATAATCTATTTATTTAAAAAATTAAAAGGAATTAAAGATGGGGATAATTGTTTTAGTCAAATTGAATATATAATATATAATTATTCTGATTATATAGATTTATTAAAAAATCAATATATAAACGATAATAATTTAAATTTTAATGAAGAAGAATTAATAAATAATTTAATAATTGAAATAAAAGGAATATTACTTTTTTATATGACTCCATATGAAGATATACCAGTATATAATGATTATTCAAATAGTAATTTTAATTTACCAATTTATTATAATTTAGATATAACTAAACCAGATTATATTAATGGATATGATGTTACTTGTTCATTATTCAATGAAATGTATAATAATTTTATAAATAATTACAATAATTTTTATGAATATGAATTTTTATCAAATGAATATTTAGAAAAAATTAATTTAAAAAAATATAAAGTTGAGTTAAGCAGAAATTTAAAAGGTAATATATATGAAAGTAATTGTAAAAATATAATAACTAATAGATCAAATAATAATATTGAAATAATTAGTAAAAATAGAGAATTTGAAATAATACAAGAAAAAGAATATTTAGATAATGATTATAATTATGGTGATGTAATTAGAATTATAACTGGAACTATTGGTAAATCTTCTGAATATAATCCAATATGGTTTTTTGGAAATATTGAACGTGTAGAAGAATTAAATAATATAAATGATACAAAAGAATTACATAAATATGCTTCAACAATAGCAACTAGTGAATATCCAATTTGGAATTTAACTAGATTAGGAGAAGGTAATATTAATGGTGAACCAATAATTTATATGAAAAAATATTTAGGAAGTAAAGGTAATTATAATAAAACTAATGAATATATTGATACTGGATTTATTAAAGGTTTTTTAATAGATAATAAAAGTATAATTAAAAGAAATATTAATGAAGATTCTTTATTTATTCTATATTTAGATTATCCAATTTATAGTATATTTGGATTTACTGAAGAAGAAGACGAAGATAATTTAGTTATTGATAATAATGACACTGTTGATATAAGTAATTTAAATAATTATTTTATTTTTGATAAAAATATATCAAGTTCTTATGAATCTAATCAAGAAGATAATTCTAATTATTCAAAACCTGATTTAAAAATTGTTAGTGCATCATGGTCATTAGAAAAAAAAGAATTATCAATTAGAATTAGTAATAATAGTTCTATAGAAATAAATGAAGTTTCATTATCATGTTGTGTAATACAATTAAGTGAAAATCCAGTAAAATTAGAATTAAATAGTCATGATAAATTTATTAAGGTTCTTTATAACAACAATTATTATTATTTAAGTAACACTATCCAATTGGATTATTTATGTAACTTAAATAATAAATATACTTCAACTATGAATTATTATGATATTGATTTACAAATGTTTAATAAAAAAGTAGTAACTATTGATTCTTTAGAAAATAATGATAGTATAGAATTTAAAATTGGTATGTTCAATGAACCAATAAATATAGATTTAAATTTACCAGAAGGTAATTTAGATCCAGTATTATGGTTTGATATAAGAATGGATATATTAAACAGTTTTATATTAAAAGATCAAATTGAAGTTCCTGATAAATTATTTGCTGGATCATCATATTTAGATAGTATTTGGATGGCAAATTTAGAAGTTATATTGATTTACAATATTTATCATTTAAATATATTAAAAATAAAAGATCTTAAGTTACCTAAAAATACTTTTGAATATGAAAAAATGTTAGGATTATTACAAAATATTTATTTAAAATTAACAAATAATTTTAATGATGCGTCTAAATTAGTTGATTATATTTTTAACGTAATAAATTTATCTTTATACGATGCTGCCGATTTATTTAATAGTACTTATGCTAATTTTATACCACCGAGTGTAGTTGATTCAATATGTAAACAGGAATTTTATATTAATGAGCCTTATCCAATGAGTTTTCTTCATGTTCATATTTTAATAATAGAACAATTAGTACCAAAATTTGATCCAATCTTATATCCATATGGAGTTTTAGATATTATTGATAATATTTTTTTTAAATTTGATTTATTATTACAATCAATATATAATTCTATTTTTAATAATTATAACTTTCCTTCATTTCAAAATCCATTAATAAATTTAAATTACGATGAATTGAATAAAATTGTATCTATAATAGATATTAATAATAATCCAACTCAACATAGTTCTTATGATTATGATTATTTAAATAAAGAACAAGATCCTAATGAAAATATTACTGATATATATGATATATATCCAAATCTAATTAATTATTTACAGGAAATAAATAAAAATTCATATTTTCATGAAAATGAAGAATATATTTTAAAACTAATATCAGAAATAAATAAATGGAAAAAAATAAATATTAATGAAAGTAAATTAATTTATAGATTTAAAAAATACATATCAAAATATTATGATAATCTAAATTCAGTTCCAGATATTTATAAATTTATAAAAGATCGTATAATACTAACTTCCAATTTATTAGATATAACTGAAAATGAATTTTATAATTTAAAAAATATGGGTATAGATAATATTAATTCATTCTTAAAAAATAAAATAAACAAAGCTATTAATAAAAATATAAATATAATTAATAAAATAGAAGGAAATTTAGCTGTAAATGATGGGTTAATAAATCAACTTACTTATTTATTATATCCTTCTAAAAATCCTAATTTTTGTTGGATTAAAAATTTAGGGAACTATATTATAAAAAAAATTAAATTTTATATTAATGATATGATTATTGATGAACATACTGGTGAATGGTTATATTTATGGAATAGATTAATGGGTAATAAATCAAAAGAAAGGGGTTATAATATAATGACTGGTAATTTAGATTCACTAACTCAATTCAATAATAAAGTTAAAGATAAACATAGATTATACATTCCATTAATATTTTGGTTTAATAGATATAGTAATTTATCAATTCCATTAGTTGCATTAAATCATTCAAATTTATCAATAGAAATTGAATTTAGAGATTTTGATGATTGTTGTTACTATGATTTATTTACTGAATTTATTAGAAAACCAAATTTAAAATCTGAATTAATAACACAATATATATATTTAGAAAAAAATGAAAGAAAATTAATAGCAATTAATAAAAATGAATACTTAATTGAACAATTACAGTATAGAAAGGATATTATAATAAATAAAAATAAAATTTATAATGGAAATATGGTTGATATTGAAATTAAAATGAATAATAATTCAAAATATTTAGTTTGGGTTTTTCAACCTTTATACTATACTGAAATTGGAAATGAAGAATTAAATAAAAAAAAAAAATATAATTTTGAATTAAATAAATATTTAACTAAATATTTAGGAAGAGATATTTCAGAAAAAAAATATATTCAACAAACTTGGAATAAATACTATTTAGATGATAATAAACATATACTAAAAAATATGAAAATTTTATTTGATGAATTAACTAGAGAAGAATATAAAAATAATGATTATTTTAATTTTGTTGAAACAAGTAAATATTTCAATAGAGCAGATACTTTAGGTATTTATACATATAGTTTTTCATTATATCCAAATATTGATCAACCATCTGGATCAGTTAATTTAAGTACTTTTAATAAAATAATATTTAGAATGTCATTAACAGATGAAGCTATTAATTTAATTAATAATAATAAAAGTATAAAAATATCAGTATACAATGTTTCATACAATATTTTAAAAGTAGTAAGTGGATTAGCAGGAGTTAATTATTTTAATCCATAAAAAAATATATAAATAATAAATATATACATTATTTATAAATATGACAGGTGGTTTAATACAATTAGTTGCCACAGGTAAACAAGACTTATATTTAACTGATCAACCAGAAATAACATTTTTTAAAATGGTTTATAGAAGACATACAAACTTTACAAAAGAAACATTAATACAAAAATTTGGACAAACAATTGATTTTGGAAATAAAGCATCATGTATATTAACTAAAGTGGGAGATTTAGTCAATGATATAACTTTAGTAGCTACATTACCAAAAATACCTTCTTATACTGAAAATAATGAAGGTGTAAATAAATTTAAAAAGTTTGCATGGGTTCGAAAAATAGGATTTGCATTAATAAAATCGGTTTATATTGACATAGGTGGCCAGAAAATAGATGAACAATATGGTGATTGGATGAATATTTGGAATGAATTAGTTGGTACAAATAACAGTGGTTTTGATAAAATGATAGGAAATATAAAAGAATTAACTGATTTTACTGATGGAAAAGAAGAATATACACTTTATATTCCATTAAAATTTTGGTTTTGTGGTAAAAGTGGTTTAGCCTTACCACTAATAAATTTATATTATCATGAAGTTAAAATAACACTAGAACTAAATGATATTGAAAAGGTTTATTTAGTTGCACCAACAAATTATATTCAATTAAATAATGATGTAGTTAATTTCAAACCATATGAATATATAGAGCAAAAAATATTAAATGAAAAAGCAATTGGTATATTTATTGGATTTGATAAAAATGATAAAAAAATGTATTATACAAAAATATCAAATGTTAATTTTAAAGGTTTGTCCAGTTCATCAGGTGATTTAAGTACGGAAGATATTATAAAAACTTTATCAGATGATAATTTGAAAATAATTGGATTAGATAGTAAATATGAATCATACCCTGAAAAAGATGTTTTTGAAATGAAAATAAAAAAATTTGTGGATACATTAACACTAGGATCTACTTATTTATTTGTTGAATATATTTATTTAGATTCTGATGAAAGACTAAAATTTTCATCTAATTCACATAGATATGTTATTGATTATATAAAGTATTCAGGAGAAAAAGAAGTTTCAAGTAATAATATTTCGATAGATATTTCATTAAATAATTCTTGTTCAGAATTAATTTGGACATCACAATTGAAATTTTTAAATAATTATGGTTTCATAAAAAATAGTTCACAATATTTTGATGTTTTTAATTATACTGATAGTTATATTTTAGACGATAACTATAATTTTACTGGTAAAAATAATATATTATTTACTGATTTATTATTTAATAGTAATAATAGATTAGAAACAAAAGATGGTAATTATTATAATTGGATTCAAACATTTCAAAATCACTCCAGATCTCCCTCACCGGGTATTAATATTTATTCTTTTTCACTTCATCCAGAGAAGTTTCAACCTTCTGGTTTATGTAATATGAGTACTATACAAAAAATTACATTGTCAATGAGATTAAATAATAACATTAGTTTTAAAAATAGTTCTTTAGTTAGAATCTATAGTGTTAATAAGAATATATTAACTTTTGAAGATGGATTGGCTTCTCTTGAATTTGTACCATAATAAATAATAATAAAAATTATAATTAACATTATAATTTTTATTAACTAATTTAGAATAATTTATCTTTTAATAATTTTAATTTTTAAGATTTAAACTCCCATCTTGTAGATTAAATTTTACTTTATTATAATTTATTGATTTTAATATTTTTTTTGTTGATTTATTGTAAACAACCCATTTCTTCCCATCTTCTGACTTTCTATAATTTGGAGAATCATATTTTGTTTCATTTTTTTTATACCAATTTACTGTTTCTTTTGCTTCTTCTTCTGTACTACATAATTTTGACATATTTGATTTATGTATTATGTCAAAAGCATTATCTAAATTTACTCCAATAGATGACCCCATACCATAAACAACATACAAGATATCTCCTAATGCATCAACAATTTCAGTGAAATCGTGATTATCAATAGCTTCTTTCAATTCTTTGACTTCTTCGTCAATTAAGTCATATCTATACTTAATTAATGCAGGATCTTCTTTTGTAATATTAGTTTGTGGCTTATCAAAAACCTTAATACCAAAAGATTTATTAAAGTTTACAACTTCTTCAAAATTGGTTTCATTCATTATATATATTTAATTATAAATATACTTAAAAATATTTAAATTCTAATAAAAAAAATTATCAATTTTTTTTATATAATTTATTTTTTATTATAATATAAAAAAAAATGCGTTTTTTGTTTTTTTCCCCCAAAAATATTTTTTTTTATTTATTAATTATATAAAACACATACAAAAATGACAATTAAAGTTTCACGTTCTAAAAAAACTAATAATAGAATTGTAAGCGAATATGCTTACACTTATGAAATTAAAGCAGCATCTCATGTAAATCCTTACAACACGGGTACATGGATGATAAAATTAGAGGGTTTTAGTGATGACAATGGAGAAATTAAATTAAATCAATGGAATTTAAGTGAAGTTATGGTAAAAGATTGTGATGGTAAAGATATACCAATTCAACTAAAAAGTGGAGAAGTAACTGATGAAACTGGTGCAACTGGTGAATATAGAGGTGGAAGCCATGGTGATCCCGTTTTATCAGGAGTTTCATATAAAGGATTATCTGATAGGGGTAATAATAGTTTCGGTTTGTCTATTATTGGATTTGATGATAATAATTTTGATAAAAATAACACATTTTATCTAGAAGTTCAAAAGAAACCGGCAGAAATATGTATTATACAAGAATATACAGGTACTACTAATATTGCTAAAACAGTTAGAGTATCAGTTAAATTTTCTGATGATGATGAAATAAAATGTAATTTAGTAGATGATTTTGCCTATGGTGCTTTAGCGCGTCAATTAGGACAACCAACTGAAGATGCTCAACAAGCATGGACTTCTATTCAAATATCCAATATGATAAATAATGGTGTTAAATGTTGTCAATGTCCTGATGAAGAATGTCATTGGGCAGTTGGTGAATTATGTGCATTTAATTGTGATAATGATTTTGTTCAACTAGCAAATGATGAAAAAGGTAAAGTTACATTGTCTAGTAACGAAGATAGAAAATTAGCATTATTTAATTGTAGAGCTCCATGTGGTGATGAAGAAACCAACAATTGTGTACAAGAAACTGGAGATGCTTCATTATGCTCAAAAGCAGCTAATTATTGGTATTCCGGTAATAAATTAAATGGTGATTTAGATGAGTATCCATCAATTACTATTGAGAGTGATGAAAAATTAAAAATAATCAAAATTAAACAATGTGCAGATGACGCGGAATGTTGTAAAGATAATGTACAAACTACTGTTAAAGTTACTGTTACAAAAAATACTGATGGAACAAAAGTTATAGATGATAAAACTTTTGTTTTGACACCTTCTGGTGTTTCAGTATTATACTTGGCAAATGATTATGGTGGAGATGGATTTGATGATTGTCCTGGTACTGGTACTGGTACTGGTACTGGTACTGGTACTGGTACTGGTACTGGTACTGGTACTGGTAGTGATAGTGATGATGATGATATTCCAACAACTAATACTAACTATAATGATTGTTGTGTAAATATTATTGATTTTGAACCTATTAGTGAACATAATGCAATGAGATTACAATACGCTGATTCAGATAGCTATTACACTAACTCTGCAATTGTAGTTGTTGCCATTCCATGCGGTGAATGTGATTGTAAACCTACCTTTGGAGAAAAACAATATACCGGTGATAATCAAAATTGTTCTAGTGCTTGTGATATTTATTTAAGATTGTTTAATACTTATAATAGTGAAGCGAATGGTCCAGCTAAAGAAACATTATTACAACAATTAATTAATTACATTAAATTATTTGGACAAAGTGATGGATTATTTATGAATGAAGTCGCATTAAACCAAGGAGTAAATCCAAATGAATTTAATAATGCAGCACCATTTAAACTTGATCCAAATCAAATATTTGCTCATCATGTATTCGCAGGAATTAAATTTGATAATGATTCACTAAGTAACATATTTACAGGTTCAAATGCAGCTGATTCTGCTACTTCATATGATACTAATAAATTATACGATAATTACAAATATATGTTCTTTTGTAATAAAGCCAATGGTTATGCTGTAACTGGTACACCTTTTACTTATGATTATAATGGACAAGATGGATCAGTCTCAAGTAACTTTCAAGCATGTTTGAATACTTGTTGCTACCCAAGATTACAATCTACAGCAAGAAAAGAAGTAACTATTTGTATAAGTAATGCTGAAGGTATTAAATTATTCACTGATGAAGAATGCTGTTGTACTGCTGAATTATATAAAGAATTAAGTTTAAATCAAAATGTAGAACTTGACTTAAGTTGGAAAGTTTATGAAATGAGATTATTATGTGGCTTACCAGATAATATTACTGATTTATTAACAGGAGATTCTTTTGATAGTTCAGTTAATTATTTCGTTGATAAAGGTCAAGGAAGTGTAAGTCTAGAAGGATATAATGTACAAAGTGGTACTTCTCCAGGAACTAATGGTATTGTTAAAAGTACTGGACTCAATTGGTATTGGGGAGCTACTGGTACAGATGAATCTCAAGATGACAATTTTAACGCATTTCCAGAATCACAAGGAACTGATGGATTATCTACATTTGATGAGGCTGCTTTATTTGATGGTAATAATACAACATACTGGCAAACAAAAAGAGGAGCTATTATTGATAAAGAAAAAATGGGTTTAATTACATTAACTACACAAGACCCATACAAATACCTATTAATATCTCAAGGATCTTCATCCGGAGAATGTGGATTTGTTAAAAATTCAGTTCAATCTATTTACATTAATATTAATTCAACTGAGAAAAAAGTAGTTTTGGAAGGTGCAGGTCTTGATAGTAATATTGTACAAGAAGTAGCACCAGGTGTACACGTTATTAATTTACTAGAGTTATATAAAACTGAATCACCTGATGATTGTGGTTGGTTCTTTGATAATTTAAATGATGATGGTACACTAGGTAATTGTGATTGTGAAGTAAATGAACAATTTCTTGGTGGAGATTGTGTTGATACATCTACCGATCCAGTAACTATATATAAGGCAAATGAATTCTCAGATATAAATGTATCACCAAATACTATTGATCCAGCAAAATCTGATGTTAGTTTTAAATTAGAAAATTATACACCATATACAAATGATTCAAGAATTGTAATTTTGTCAAAAACAAAATTTGATGCTGCAAAAATTCTATATGATAATGCCAATGTTAATCTCAATACATTTTTAGATGATGTTGCTAATTATACTAAAATTCAAATTACACCTTTTGCAACAGTCAATGGTAGAATGACAATAGAATCAGTAAGTTTAACTGATTTAGTAGAATATTATTTAGTTTATGATGGTGGAAATGATAAATTTAGTCCTGACTTTAGTAATGCAATTAAATTTACTAATGCTACTACTACTTCTAGTAAAAAACCAGTTATAGTAATTAGAAAAAAAAAACCTGCAACAAAAAAAAAACCTGCAACAAAAAAAAGATCAACTAAATTGAGATCATTTAAAAAATGTAAATCATGTAATAAAAAATAAATTTAATTATAAGAAATAATATAAATATATTATTTCTTCTAAAATAAAAATTATTTATTGTATTAATTATTTTTATTATATAAAAAAAAATGCGTTTTATTATTTTTTTCCCCCAAAAATATTTTTTTTTATTAACTAAATATATAAAACACATACAAAAATGACAATTAAAGTTTCACGTTCTAAAAACTCTAATAAAAACAGAAGTGGTTTCAATTACACTTATAAAATTAAAGCAGCTAATGATGTAGATCCATTACAATCAGCAGACACAAAATGGTATATTAAATTAGAAGGAGTATTTCCACAAGATCAGGCTGGTGTAGATAGGGATTGGATGTTATCAGAAGTTATTGTTAAAAATTGTGATGGTGATGAAATGACCACCACTTTAGAAGGTGGTGAAGACGATGAAAATGGACCTAATAATTCAGACGGTGATTCGTTTGGAACTTCAGTAGGTGCTAAGGTTATAGGTACTGATGGTGGTTTAACTGATGGAAAACTTGGTACTAGTATGACTGGTGGTTCACTTTTTAACACACCGGGTACTGGTAATAATATTTTCTTCTTATGTGTAGGTGAAAAACCAGCAGAAATTATTATAATTCAAGGTGGTGAAAATTCTATAGGCAAATCAAATCCTACATCAGTAAAAGTAACAATTTATTCAAAAGTAAAAAATGGTGAGTATTACACTTTTAATTCTGATTGTAAATTAAAAGGTTTTGATGAAAAAGAATTTCAACTAGGAGTTCCTTCTGGAGAAGGTTTTGCATGGACTGCTATTGAAGTATTTAATAACACATCTCATGGTAAATTCCAAGAAGGAAGTACAGTAGTATGTTGTCAATGTAATCCAGCAGATACATCTGATTGTGGATGGAAAGTTTATGAAATTTGTGCATTTGATTGTGATGGTGATTTAGTTGATTTAGAAGAAAAAGATGGCGATGGTGCAAATCTTCATCAACTTACAGTATCTAGTGGAAGTATTTCAAATGGTCAACTAACTGACTGTAGTGCTAATTGTGATTATATTGAAAATGGTGTAATGAAAACAGATGGTAAAAGATGGGAATCAGGATTTATCACAAATAGTGAAGGTAAATTAGTATTAGATCAAAGACCAGAAATTACTATTTGTTCAAATAAAAAAATTAAAATTTTGAAATTGAAACAATGTGTTCCAATAATAGTTGGTGGTGATGAAGATGGTAATTATGCTGAGGATAAGTGCTGCAATAATAGTCAAACACAAGTTGAAGTTACTATTGTAGGAACATCTGCTGATCCAGACCCAGCTATTATGACTGATCAAAAATTTAATTTAGTAGAAGATGGTGTTTCAGTATTATACTTTGGAGATGATTATGGTGGTGATGGATTTGGTGATTGTGGTCCAACTGGAGATGGTACATCTACATCTACATCTACATCTACATCTACATCAACTGGTGATGATGATGATACACCTGATGGATGGACTTATGAAACTCCACCAACAAATAACTGTTGTGTAGAAATAATAGATTTCGAAGTATATCCTGAAGAAGATGGAGAAAATGCTATGAGACTTCAATACAGTGATCCTTCAAGTTACATTCCTACAAATAATACATTAGTTATTGTAGGAATTCCTTGTGCAGATTGTGATTGTACACCAACTGGAGGAGTAAGTGGAAATACATTATCAAATGATGATTGTTTTAGTGTATCAGATATCTACGAGAGATTATATAATAAATATGCTGAAGAAGGGAATGCAACAACAAAGGCAATTTTATTATTACAATTAATTGATTATATTAAAATATATGGAAGTTCTGATAAAATTATTATTAATGAAGTTGCTCATAATGCAGTTACTGGTTTAATTAATGCTGTAGTTCCATTCAAAACTGATCCATCCCAAATATTTATGCATCATGTTCATGCAGGTGTCAAATTTTCAACTGCAGCAGTTAGAAGTTTCTTTACAAACGAAGGTGCTGATGTTGATTATGTAGCCTCTGATTTATATGATAATTATAAATACATCATTTTCTGTAATACAAACAAACATACAAATAATGAAACTGTAACTGATGGTACACCAAAAGGAATGAGAACTGGTACAGATACAACTGATGGTCAATTAAATATTGAAGCTTGTTTAATTGATTGTTGTTATCCAAGATCACAAACACAACCAAGAGTTGAGAAATCAATATGTGTATCTAATGGAGAAGGTATTAAATTATTTACCAGAGATGAATGTTGCTGCACAGCAGAATTATATCAAGAATTAGCACTTAATACAAATCTTGAATTAAATTTATCTTGGAAAGTATTTGAAATGAGATTATTATGTGATAAACCAGAAGATGCTACTTTATTATTAAATAGTGCAACTAATAAATTTGATCAAACACAATACTTTGTTGATAGTACAGGAGAAGTTAATACTGAAGCATATAATAGAATGAGTGGTACAGCCGGACCAACAATTGAAAATAAAGGTGATTGGTTCTGGGGCGCAACTGGATCCGCACTAAATCAATCTCAAAATGATGATTATACAGCCCTACCAGAAGCTTCTGGATTAACTTTTGATGAAGCAAGTCTATTTGATGGAGACGCAACAACATTCTGGCAAACAAGAAATACTGATGAAAGTGGTGCAAGAGTTATAGTAAATAAAGCAGACATGGGATTAATTAATATGAAAACTAGAGATCCATATCGTTACATATTAATATCACAAGGTTCAACTGAAGGTGAATGTGGATTTGTAAAAAATTCAACTAATAAACTGAATATTCAAATTGATAATGATAAAATAGAAGGAATTGTTCTAGATGATGTTGTTAATAGTGATGGTGTGGTAACAACAGCAAGATCAGCAGGAGTAGAACAAGTTTCTGAAGGTGTTCATTTAATTGATTTATTTAAAGTATTTGAATCTAAAGATGAAGGTAAAGCTTTAGCTGAAACAGATTGTACATATTTTTATGAAGGTACTTGTGAGTGCATTCAAGAACAAGTAAATGCAGGGGGAGATTGTATTGATGAACAAGGAAACAGTACACCTGCTAATGAATTTAAAAATGTAAATGTTGCAATGACTGAAGATGATCCAACTAAATATAATGTTAGTTTTGAATTAAACAATAAGAAACCATATACAAATACATCAAAAATACATATTATTGATAAAAACAATTATGACGCACTTATTATAAAATGGGCGGCAGGTACCTTGAGTGTAACTGATAAGGCATCAACAACAAAGTGGGTTGCTAGAATTGTAAATCCATTTGTAGTAACTGATGATGGTAGAATTACAATAAGTGATGTACCTTTAAATGATACAAATAGTTATTATCTAGTATTCGATGGAGGTGATAATTATAATAGTTTAGATTTTGGAAACTCACAAAAATTTACTACTGCAACAGAATATACTCCACCTTCAACATCTAAAAAACCAGTTATTGTAATTAGAAAAAAGAAATCAAAGAAAAAAAAATCAGCACCTAAAAAAAAATCTTTATTATTTAAAAAAAAAATGTAAATAAATTTAAACCGATGAAGATTTAAAACGGAACAAAAACAACTTAAAGAAATACTAACAATATTATATGTAAAACAAAGATATTTAGAATGGTCAGTTTTACTGGATGCAGTAAGTATGG